TAAGACAGTATTCGGGCTAGAGGCTGACGAACTCCTTAGATAAAACGTCAGAGCGTGGTTGACCCTCCAGACATAGCCCTACAATTTAATTGGTTTTAGATTGTAGATAGGTTGGATATCCGATACGAATACGAAGTAACCGCTGAGTCGCATAGCCCTCAGATCGTAAATTTACTTTTTGAAGTAAAAGGGTTAAAACGTCTTTTAAAAAGTTACATAAAATAAAAAAAGAAAATAATAAGAAACAATTTATCAATAAAACGGGCGAGGCTTGGCCGAGCCATAGGAGATTAAAATGAGTATTAAGCATGAAGATGTATGCCACCTAATAGGAATGACAGAAATTGAATTCATAAAATTTACGCAAACTTTTGAGCCTGCATACAAAATGTTTATATCTGACGATGGTTATTCAGGTTGCATTTATACTGATGGCGATTGTGGTTTTATGTTGTTTAGCACTGATTGCGAAGTGTTTGAAGATGAGGGTGTAATGATTAAAGTCAGTGATCAATACTGTGATATTGATTTTGAGTCTATGCACGACATTCATCTAAAGCTATCTGGGTGGGAGGATTAATAATGATTACTATGCGAGAAACATCAGCAGATAGATCAAGAGAGCAACGATTATTGTCCGCAATGGCAAAGCGTTTAGGGTGTCAATATAAACAATCACCAAATCTTAAAAAGTACAGGCTTGATGGGTGGTTTCACAATGGTCAGGATTCTGATAGCCGCGGTGAGATGATTGGTTGGGCAGAATGCAAATGGTATGGCGATGGCAAAAAGGCATTTTGTGCGTTGAATGTTCCTAAGTACATGGAGATTCTGCATTTAAGTCAAACAACTATGCTTCCATCTTATTTTATTTTTAGAGAAGAAAACAGATTTGGCTATATAATAGTACATGATGGTGTTATGCATAGGGCAAAATTTAAAGTCTTTCAGACAGGTGGCACTGCTAAGGGAAGACAACCTAACCCCGATGATATAGAGCCTTTAATTATGTTTGATAAATCAGAAATACACTGGGGGAACTAATGATTTTAAATAATGGCGACAACTGGCAACCAGAAGAGACTGATGTTATTGCATGGCAACGTGCCTTCCCGAAGGTCGATGTACACCAAGAACTAATGGCGATGGAATCTTGGCTAGATGCTAACCCAACTCGCAGAAAAAAACCCACAGGAATAAAACGCTTTGTTAACTCTTGGTTATCTAGATCACAAGAGCAGGGAGGAAGTTCCCCTATTGCTAAGAAATATAACAAACCTGATAGCATAAGAGCCAAAACATTAGAGATGCAAATGGCTGATGTTACTTGGGTTGACCCTGATGAGGTTCAGATGATGAAGGAATTTTACTTAGATAAATTTGGTTACTATTACGATGGAGAACTACGTGACAGCATCTAGTCAAGCAAAACAAGTACGATACGAAGGTAACAAACCAGACTTGGTACATGGTCGGTATTACACAATAAAACGATTGTCTGAGATAACTGGACTGTCAGATACAGCGATTCGATACAGGCTTAACGGTAGTGATATATGCACAGATGATGAGTTGGTTAAAAGTCACTGCGGTAGAACACTGCGTAAAAAGAAAGTTAAGGTAAATACGACACTGTCTCAGAAGTGGCTTACGCGGAAGCTAGTATGAGTCAGGGAGATTTTATTAGGATAGGCAACTTGCTTGAGGTAGAGAAGCGGTTGCCTTTTCTTATTAAACGAGTTAATGATTGGGATTATGCACGACCTCTATGTGTGACCCTAAAGCCTTACACAAACCCAAGAAGCCTAAATCAGAATGCTTTATTCCATGTTTGGTGTAAAACCATGTCAGAAAAGTTCATTGAGAAAGTCCCAACGGCTACGCCTGATAATATGAAGCTAATGATGAAGCAAAGGTTTTTAGGGACAGAAGATATAGTGGTAGGTAAGACAGTAATTGAGAATCAGGTAAAGCACACAAGTAATCTGGATGTTGGCGAAATGGTGTATTTTTTGGATCAGTGTTATAGTTGGGCGAGGGACAACGGAATATTCTTAGAAGTGCCAGAGAATTCCGAGTATCAAAAGCTGAAAAAACAACAGGAGAGTTGAATGATTAAGGCTGACCCCAGAACGCTCATAGAATTTACAACAACTGAAAGACAAAAAGAAGTAGTCAATGCTGTTATTAAAAATGGCTCCGCTACAAAAGCCGCCAAAGAATTGAAGTGTGACAGACGAACCGTCGATAAAATGATAGTTCGATTAGAAAAGATAGCCGCATCCAATGGCGTAGCCCCCCATCGAGATTTAACCCACCAAACAGCAGAAGGATTCCAAGCCAAGAGAATATCAACGGCATACAAGGAAGACGGCTCAGTAGCTTTACAGTGGGTTATACAAGAGCCAGACAAGCAAAGCCTACAGCAACGCCTTAATTATATGCTAGAGGGCATTAAGGACGATCTAACAGGATTTAAGAAAGCAGTTAAAGCACCTGCAAAAGTAAACGCTGATTACCTAGCGATGTATATTATAGGCGACCATCACTTCGGGATGCTTGCTGACAGCGAGACTAAGCTAGATGATGATGATTGGGATGTAAAGATAGCAAGTAAAATATTAGTAGACTCAACTGAGCGATTAGCCAATAGAGTTGGTGATGCAGAGATTGGTGTGTTGCTAAACGTGGGTGATTTTTTTCATGCAGACTCAAGCAAGAATGAAACCACAGCAGGAACAAGGGTAGACGTAGACACTAGAATAGGTAAGACGTTTAAACTTGCAGGAAGGCTTTTTCAAATCCTTGTAGAAAAGATGCTAAAAACCCACAAGAAAGTTGTGGTTATTAATGTCAGGGGTAATCACGATTCTGACATGGCTTGTCACCTATCTAGTTGTCTGGAAATTATTTACGACAACGAGCCAAGGGTTGAGGTGTTGCAAAACTACTCTAAGTTTATACATTACCAGTGGGAAAATAATTTATTTGTATTTCATCATGGCGATAGAATTAAGCATGAGCAAATACTACAAACGGTTATTAAGAACCTTGATGATGAAGGGAGTCAAAGCAAAAACAGATACTGTCACTTAGGTCATATTCACCACCATATAGCGAGAGAAGTCGGTTCAATGCATTTTGAACATTTCGGAAGTCTCACTTCTACAGACCAGTGGCATTCAGATTCGGGCTACGGAGCAGAGCGTTCCATGACTGCTGTGGTTTATCACAAAGAGCATGGCGAAGATTCAAGGGTTAAGATAAAGGTTGGTAAATGAGTAATGTTATTAAACTACACTCAGGCACAATTACTCTTAACAAGCTATTCTGTGATTGCGGACAGTCTCTTGAGTACTGGCTTGGTGATGATGGCTGTGGTTACGGTATTTGTGCTAGGTGCGATCTACATTGTCCAGAAGAGGTTACAGTGCAAGGAGAAGAAGAATGTCAAAAGCATTAAATAAACAGGTAGGAGGCAGTCATTACAAGTTGCCGATACAGCCAGTTGAGTTTATTTACAAAAACGATCTGGATTATATTCGCGGAAACGTCATTAAGTACGTAACCAGAAAAAAGAATGGGGCAGAAGATATACTGAAAGCCATTCACTATTGCGAAATGTTATTGGAGTTAGAGTATGGCGAAGAAGAAGAAATCTACGGTAGCACAGGAAGTCGAGAAAGCCGCAAAGTTGCTACAAAGATTAGTTAGATTAAAGGCATCAGATGACTACGGATTTTGTCAATGTGTGACTTGCGGCAAAATAGATCACTATAAAAATATGCAGGGCGGTCACTTCTACAGTAGACGACACACGGTGTTTAAACTTTTTGAAGAAAACATCCATGTGCAATGTCCTGCTTGCAACCAGTGGGGTATGAAAACAACAAAGATTCAGGAGGCTTATCGCATCTACATGGAAGATTTGTACGGTGTAAGACGTATCAGGGCAATGCAACGGTTAGCTTGGAGGGCATCCCCTAAGTTTAACCGAGATGAGGTCATAGCGTTTCAACGCGATTTAAATGAAAGAATACAGGATGAAGTTTTTAGAATCGGGGATTATTAAATTAATTTACAAAAAGGTTTACATTTAGGTTTAAATAGTATTTAATGTAATCTCAATCAATAAATAAAGGGTATCAATATGAAATTATCAAACTCAAGAATAGCCGCACAAAACAGAGCCGCACGTTATTTGGCTCAAAAAGCATTCGAAAAAACACAGAAAGAAGACCATGATGCAGATATGTTTATGGCTTTTATAACTGGCATATCCGTTGCAGTAGTTGTTGGTATGGGTTATCAAATGTACGTACTGGGGGCGTTGTAATGTCTATTAGCACTGTTAAAAATAATATAGCTGAGAGCATCCTGTCGATGAAGCAAGATTGGGATGGTGACATTTTAGAACTGGACTGCGATTGGAAAGACCACTTCTGTTATATATTCTTAGACGTTATGGAGTCATGGTGGGATGATGTATTACCTTACCCTGTCATTGACCGTAGAGGCTTTCTGGAGTTGCTGTATAACGGCTCTAACGAAGAGAGACTGTCAGGGGTTTTACGTGACGATATTTACCTCGCCATTGAGCCAACATTGCGTGACATAGTTCAAGAGGTATATGATGAAGTTCACAATACACCTGTAGAACCATTCGCAGGTTATGAGAGAGGGCAATAAGATGATAGATTTTTTAGGAACAGTGACAGCTATATTTATTCTTGCATATTTGATGAGGGGATCATACTTTATAGTACAAGATGCACAGAAACGATGGGAAGAAAGAAACAAATAGACCAAGGCTCCCCTAGCCTTTTGAGCCAGATTAGTCCACTGGTGGTCGAGACGGACTATTAATTTAATGCATAACGCAGATGATTAAATAGCATTATTTATCATAAGCTAACCTGTATAGAATGCGCCTCCACCAACCAGAGAGGCATTTATGATTCTATATATGATCGTTTTTTGCGTTATTAGCCTATGCGCTATAGCCAAAGATGAATTTAATTAACACTTTTAGTAATTTATAGTACAATACGGCAACTAATTACATACGGAGCAAGGTATGGAGTTGCAATTAGTAACCAAAATCAATGAAGTTTACAAGCGAGAGTGGTTTGATTTGCTTGATAAGATAGATCAGATCACTCAGACTCTTGGCTATGCTGAGTACAACAGGCAACAATTCAGGGCTGAGATCATTAACTGGTGTGAAGAAGTCGATGCCAAGTTAAATGAGCCACCACCAGAACCTATAATCCCACAACCTTTATCAGAAGAAGTATTTGGAACAGAGCAGTAATGGGCAGACCTAAGTGGATACCAGACGAACTAACCTGCAAGAAAGCTAAAGACATGGCTTCTAGAGGGCTTACGATCTTACAGATAGCCGATTGCCTTGGTGTAAGTCACACGACCATCTACGAAAGACAGAACGAGTTTCCTGAGTTTGCTGAGGCTATAAAAAGGGGAAGAAGTCAAGGAATAAAAGAAGTTGCTAACGCTCTGTTTGATAAAGCTGTTGGGGGTGATACCACTTCAATGATCTTTTACCTCAAGAAAAGAGACAGAGAATCGTGGGGAGATGAGTACATTGACCCAGTAAAAGAAATCCCTCCTATCAATATTATCGTAGACAGCAATGCAATTAACCAAGCCACAAAGTGAGATATTTTGTTCTAACTCTCGCTTTCGCGTATGTGTGGCAGGTCGCAGATTTGGCAAGACCTTTCTTTCAACAGGTGAATTACTCAAAGCGGCCATTGGTGGAAAGAATAGAAACTGTTGGTATTTAGCCCCCACCTATCAGGCGGCCAAAGAAATTGCTTGGTCTATGCTAATCGACACAATCCCAAAAGAGTACATCGTCAAGACAAATGAAACAGCCCTTACATTAAAGCTAATTAACGGATCAATCATTAGCCTAAAGGGTGCAGAGAAAGCTCAGAATTTAAGAGGAAGGTCGCTTGACTTCTGTGTTCTAGATGAGTTTAGTGATATGCGGCCAGAGGCATGGTACGAGGTTATACGTCCGTCACTGTCTGATAGGCAGGGTTCAGCCCTATTCATTGGGACACCTAAAGGCAGAAACCACTTTTACGACTTGTGGGCATCTGGCTTAAACCAAGAGAATGATTGGCAGAGTTTCCAATATACAACCCTGCAGGGTGGTAATGTTCCTGAATCAGAGGTTGAAGCGGCTAGAATAGACCTAGATGAGCGTACTTTTAATCAAGAATACTGTGCAGAGTTTGTTACCTACAGCGGTTTGATATATTATGCGTTTAGTAGAGAACTATCTGTCGCTGATTGTAGCGATGAAGGTACTTTGCATATTGGTATGGATTTCAATTTAGATCCCATGTCAGCCGTAATCAGTGTACGTAGAGGCGAGATGCTGTATGCCGTTGACGAGATTGTCATGTATGGGTCTAATACTGACGAGATGGTTACGGAGATTAAAGACCGTTACCCTAACCGTTATATAATTGTTTATCCTGATCCCGCATCAAGACAGCGCAAAACAAGCGCAGGTGGTCGTACAGATTTGTCGATCTTACAGAACGCAGGGTTCGCGGTGAAAGCCAAGAAGTCCCATGCTCTGGTTAGAGATAGAATAAATGCAGTGAATAGCCGTTTACTAAGTAGCAATGGTGAACGTAAGTTGTTTGTTAGCCCTAAGTGTAAGCAGACTATTAAGAGTTTGGAAAGGCAGACATACAAAGAAGGTACAAGCATACCAAATAAGGATGGGTTTGATCATATGAATGATGCCCTCGGTTACTTGGTAGAATACCTGTTCCCTGTTCGCACAGAATACAACACACCACAACCTACTAGGTGGACTTGATGAGATTGAACGCAGATACAACACACCCTGACTATGATAAATACGAGAGCCGATGGGAGTTCTATGTTCGCTCTTATCTGGGTGGAGAAGATTACTTTAATGGCGCATATCTAACGCGCTATATATCAGAAACCAGTGATGACTACGACCGCAGACTTGATCTGACACCCCTAGATAACCACGTTAAGAACATCGTGCATATCTATTCTAGCTTCCTATGGCGAGTGCC